ATGATTGTTGAAGTGACCATTGCGAAAGAGAAAGTCAAGGCTATGCCGAAGGGCTCAGTGGAGGCGCTGCGTGATGAGCTGCTTAAGCGGCTTAGTAAGAAGTTTGAGGATTTGGAGGTGATTGTGAAGCCTGCTAGCAATGACGGGCTTTCAGTGTGGCGTTCGCAGGACAAGGAGGGGGATAAGGCGCACGTTGAGAAGGTGGTGCAGGAAGCGTGGGAATCTGCGGATGAGTGGTTTTACAGGTAAGATTTTGGGCATTATTTTACGTGGCTGTGTGACTAAGCTTTAATCACCCACCCCGTAAACCTGCTCAGACAGGAGCGGTTTATTGATTACCCGATCGCAGGGCTTTTTTCGGGGGTTCGAATCCCCCTCTCACCGCCACATATAGTAGGACGTTACTGGGACAAAGTCCCGTGTAGACTGGCTTCCGAGACTACACAGAGACAACGGCACTACAAAAAAAGCACAAAATAATGCACGTGAAATGCACGCGCACTTTGGGCTCAAAGAAAAAGCCTCTGATTAACGTCAGAGGCTTTTCTGTTTGTGTCTAATTGTAAGTAAATATCCTGTTAAGTAGGTTTAGCGGGCCATGTCAGGTCTGAAACAGTAGACGTATCAATTCTGTTAAGCAGCACCCGGTATTTTTTCCATTCAACAAGCTGGTTCTTTTCATCCTCAGTAGACATACTCAAATCCACCGAATCCTGTAGTACAGATATTTTCTCACCAGCCTCCTGCATGAGAGCCTGTTTCTTAAGCTCATTGCTTGCTATTTTATTTCTGTCTTCATCCTGCTGGATTTGCTCCGCCGTTTTGGGTGCTGGTGCAATCAGTTTGCCGTCAGTGTATTTGTACCCAGGCCCAACCGATTGCCACTCCTCATCGCTCAACTCAACCCCCCCTCCTGGATCCTCAAGATACATTCCATCAATGTTTCCCAATGCATCGACCGTTACAAACTTAGACATAATCAACCCTCAGAAAATAGCGATAATATTCGCGCTGATGGAAATGTTGTTCGGATTGAACAGCGAACACGACTTTGTATCGACACCGTTGAACCACATGGCAGAAGTTGCACTAGATGATGGGTTCAGTGAGGAGTAGTACACACCCGGCGTAGCTGAAAATGCTAAGGGAAAAGTCCACGTATAAGTTGAGTTTGCCGGAACTGTCACCAGATTCCGACATAGCTGAAATGTTCCTGGCATAGTCCTGAATGCACCGTTGCCATTCACGCCATAAACAAAACTTGAGCTGTCTGGAATCTGATTATTGCCTGTTCCTACATCACGTTTAGATGCTGTACCCAGCCCCAGATTGGATGACATAGCATTAATAAAATTTGTCAGGAGGGCTGATAAATTCCCATTATCCAGGGCGTCCAGGTTCGCCTGTGTTATAAACTGACCTAAAACAGCCGCCATTGTAGAAGACTGCCTTAAAGCTTTGTTGATTTGGGCAGAACTGGCTTTGCCTCCCTGAAATCCTGAGGCGAGTGCTGGCAACGCCTCGTAATCTGCCTGCGCGGTCACGTTTGCATTACCTGCCAAAGCAAACGCCTTAAAATTATTTGTCGCCATCAGAGTGTTTTCTCCCATGCGCCTTGATCGAATCCGGCTATGTATTCATTGTCCATGTCGAATCCAAAAAACTGGTTTCCGACTGAGGGGGTTTGTATCGAGGGTGTTTGAATGTCTCCGGCCCATACACCAGCGGCTTTAACTGTCAGATATCCCTGACGGATGGCGGCTATAAGTTCGAGTGAGACCAGACTTATATCGACATCAGGAAATACCCAGACTGATATGGTCATGTCCTGATTATCCACAATCTGCATGCTGAGTCCGGAACCGGCCAGCGCTGCATTCAGAATGGGAGGCAGGGTGTCGTTCTGGCCATTCCAGTTATTTATAGCGATTTTGGCTTTCAGAATGACGCGATACACATCGTCACTGAGGCTTGTAAAACCTGCATCGGGGTCATATGGTCCCTGCCACACCCCCTGATCCCACCCGAGCCCGTCTGTATCGAATGAAAAGTAAATACCGGAAATAGGCTGACTGACAATGCGTGACCGCCCAATCCATTCACCAAGGCTATCCAGTTGCTTACCAACTGCATTGTCGATATCGAAAGCCGTAAGCAATTCGTTTAGCGTTGTGGATATATCCGTGAATGGGCGCGTTGAAAGGTCTACATGGGCAACAAACTTCGGCTTTCCTGCGTGATAATTGGTTATCAAATCGGTGTATTTACTCATGACGCCACCGTAATCGCGATGTTGTCCACTGAGCACGTTACGGCCTCGTTGTAGGCTGTGACTATATTGGCTGCGGCAACGCCAGCAACTGTACGCCCGATCTGGAGACTGTTAATGTCGTAATACCGGCTTTCGCCGCCACTCATCACTCCCAAATTGGCAGGGGAATACACACGGGAAAGCAGGACATCATCACCTATTGAAAGCGAATTGATGTAAGCCGCTATCGCCGTTTTTATGTCGTTACCAACCTGCGTTGTGTACCCAGTGAAAACTTTAAGCGTGATTGCCACGAATACCGGCACCGGCGAAGGCCTGGAAAAATAAATCGTATGGGGGTTTCCCCAGAAATCAGGCACCACAACCGACGTGCTACCAAAAGTTGATACGCCCTGTCCCTTTTTACCCCTAATGGTCTGCGCAACTGCAGTAACGTCACCACCGTCAACAATAGCCGCAACAGAATGCGCCGGAAGTCCGTTGGCGTCAGGGCTACCCGTATCATTCTCGTAGAGCTTGTGACGGGTCACGCCAGAGACGTTTGCTATTGCTCCGTCCAGTGCTGCGAAAGGGGTGAGAGATGGGAGCGCAACGCTCTGACTCTGGCGGATACGCAGTGCAGAATCCTGCTCTATAGCAGTGCCTACCGTCGCCGCTGACGGGTTGGTAACCGATGTCCATCCCCGTGTAGGCGTGTTTATCTGATTAATGGTTCCCGGCATTGCGGCCACTGCACCAGATGTCGCACAAGTAGCCGTTACTGTCACCTGCCCGCCCGGCTGTATGGTGACCGAGGCTGGCAAATTCCAGATGATGTTATTCGCATCCCTTACTGAGCCATTGGTGATAGTCTGGCCGGCTGTGCCGATACAGACCAAATCCACCACAGAACGCGTCTCACCGTTGCGACCGATACCGTTTATTTTTACGTTACGCGACAGTGCGTCACTCATTGCGGTTGACGGGGAAAACGAGTTGTAAACCTGAATCGCGGTATTGTTGGCATCATGAATGGCCAGCGCCACCAGCGCCACCATTTGTCCATCCTTGCTGTCTGGATCGAGATACGCATCCGTTCCGTAAATCTGCTGAAAGTAGCCGGTCAACGCAGTGAGGATGGCCTGATAGGCGGGCGCGCTGATCCCCTGGGCGTTTACCGTTGCCGATAACCCCAGCGTGTCTAAGTTGAGAGCCATTACGCCTCGCTGTTAACGGTCGTTGTCCCGTAGATGGTGTCGATCGTCGCCGTGAACTTCACCCGGCGCGTTGTGGTGTTGAGGTCAGTGTTGAATGAGATAATTGATTTAACGCCCTGTGTTTCAAGGATGCGCTGACGTATGGCCAGGTTGTAGGTTTCAGGCTTCTGCTTTCCGAGCACGGACTGAATCCATGGCGTTCCCGCTGTTGTATCGAGGAACCACTGCCCATACCAGAGCAGGAAACGCGTCTTAATCGCCTGGGAAACCGCTTCTGGCGAGTTAATCAACCAGGTATCATCACCCTGGCCGAACGTATAATCGCCGTCATTATCTTCACGCCGGTATCTCATTGCGGGCCACCTGTCTGACTGCTTCCTGACTGCACGCCACTGTGAACATGTCCTGTCTGGCTGATTCCCTTAGCCACCTGGTCGCCGGTTGATGTTACGGTCCCGTTAACCTGAACGTTGCCGTTCACTGTAAGCAGTGGCGTGGTGATGTTCACGTTGCCGCCCTGCATCAGTTCGATAAAGCTGCTGCCATCGTCGGTGCGAACCTGAACAGACGTAGTGCTGATACCCGATATTTTCTGTGCCTGCGACTGAGGTCCAACGATGGCAAAAGCATCTGATAAATCATGCTGGCGCGGATCGACAGGCTCCTGAACGCCCCCGTTTTGCCACCAAAAATCGATGCAGCGGTCAGAGAAAATCACCAGGCATTCGTCGCCTTCTTTCACCGGGAAAGTAATGGTGCAGCCGCCGCCGCGGGGAAAGATAACTGGCACGTCCATGAGCAATGGTAACGGTGCAGATTTAATCTGGCCCCTCTCATCAACCCCCTGGCCCGCGATAGCTGGCTGAACTGTGCAGGTGCATGTCTCCGGATCGAATGACTGAACAATGCCAGGCAAAGACACGCGCAACATGGAAAAGATGGTGTTGTACAGCTGCGAGCTCATGTGTTCGCTACTGCCAACCTGAGAATTTAATGAGACGGGCATTTGCTTTTCTCCAGACGATAAAAAACCCGCCGTAGCGGGTACTGTTTGGATATCAGGATTTTTGGATTTTATTTTTCGTGCTATTTAATCTGGGTCTGTGTCGCCCGGGATAATCTCCACGTCACTGAGAACTATTTTTAAATCCGTATTTGTAACAAGCATCAGCACAGCCCAGAACAGGCTGCCAGCCAGTTTAAGCCTGGCTAGATAAGGGGAGGTTCCTGTAGCTCGTATGCCTAAATTAGAAACTATCATAAGATTACCACCTGATATTGCTAAAGCAGTATTGCCCATAATTAAAGAGCAAATACCCGCAGATGAATTCAAACTGAGCAGAAAAATCAGAACTATTGACTCAGCATCTGGCGGCGGCGGGGCAGTATCAGAGTTGATTATAGAAGTACTAAAAGCATCTCCTGTCTGTTTAGCTATCGCCGCGATAGTAAGGCAATATATCGTAACAAGATCTTCAAAAAAAATTAAAATACAGACTAAAGACTTCTCTGTTGATGTAGAAAATCTTACAACTAAAGAACTAATGGAAATTTGTGAAAAATATGACCAGATAGTTTTTAAGGAAAATAAGAAAAGTAGTGGCAACTGAACCCGCTTCGGCGGGTTAACTAATCAGCCACTTTCACGCACGGGAATGAGCCGATCACTTCACCCGCTTACAGTCGTAGGTCCAGAACTGGCGCGGTTCATCCATGTTCTTGCGGATCACTTCGACGTTGAGAATCGCTTTTCCGTTACGCTTGACGTAATCAAGGCCAAGCCAGCGGCCCACGCTCGCATCCGGCAACATCCACTGCATCATGAGGTTATTGTAATCGTCTTTCTGTTTTAGGAAGGTCATTTTTTGAGTTTCAGGCGCCTGCTCGTTAATGTGCATTAACCCATCACTGCCGGCCTCTAAATGAAAAGGCCCGCACTGCATTCCATTTGCAAAACTGATTGCTGGTAATGCCAGTAAAAATGCAGTGAACCATTTTTTAATCATTGGTATATGCCTTTGACAATGTCGACTGATTCATGAGGTCTTTGCTCCCCTTAGCCAGGCAGAGCAGGTCCATGTACCAGTTCTGCCCGCGTGTATCCCCAGTATAATCAATACTGCCTACGGTGTAATCACCATCAGTATTTATTGCGGCCGGTTGCGAACCTGGGATGCCATCGACATACAGATTGCCGTCGCTGGCGCTTTCATTCAGCCTGGCGGGTGACATCCCTATTTGCTCATTACTGAGAGCCACACGGTAGACGGATGCCTGATCGAGGCGAACCAGACCGCCCAGCTTGATGGCCGGATTAATAAGGCACCGGACGTTAACGCCTGCGCCCATAGTCTGCTGCGGCATGCCGATTAGGCCCGTGCTGGAGTTAAGTACCACCACCTCGTCAATGTATTTAGATTCAGGAACGATGTTGACCTGATTATTTTCATACCACCAGTTGGCATCGCATTTTCTTGCCAGGCTGTACATCACGTCACAGGTATTACCCACCAGCACGCGCCCGCGGGGAAAAACCGTATCAGGGAAATCGGGTACCGATCCGGCCGTGATGCCGTAAGGCTGGTAGGTTTTCATTCCAACCGCAAACACGTCATCATATTTCCAGCCCGCCGCTATCGTGGTGCGCACACTGGCATATAAATGTCCCTGCCAGCCGTCAATACACTGCAGCAGCAGCCAGGAGTCGGTAACGTTGTCTTTACCGGCCACCGTGAAACGGATGTCGCCGTTAAAAATCATGCCGACATTGCGATCGGGATAATTACCCGCTTCATCAGGGTTACCGTTATAACCGGCAATCACCTGAATGCGGGTGAACTCCTGCGACATGATGCGGTTCTGCGTGGCCGGTGACAGGTTGTAAATTTTGAAGTCGCCGACAAACCCGTTAAAAATCGTCGCAGGCATCTTCTGGATGTTGAAGGTGACTTTAAGATCGGTTAGCGCGATACCGTCACCCTTATCATTCAGCAGCTGTAACTCAAAATGGCGCATCCAGTTCTGTGACATCATTTACTCCGTCCGGATAAAGAGATGACTGCGAATACCAAGGTCGTTTTCTGTCGGGTAATCCTGCCCCTCAGCATCACAGACCACAAAAAGCGAGAAGCCCAAATTCAGATAGGCATAAGCACCCAGCAGATCTGCGCCGCTGACCAGCGGGATGCTGCCCGCAATAAGTGTGCCCGAGCTGTCGCTCAAATCCAGATACCAGCAGGCAGCACGCCATATAACGCTGACCTTATAAAGGTTGCCAGCTATCGTTGTGCTGAATGACTGATTTTGCGGCTGCAGCGGCATTTCAGTAATTGTCATGAGAAAAGCCCTTTTGCTGCTGAAAAAGCCGAGCGGAGGATAGATTCAGAGGGTTGCTTAGGCGTTTTAACACCACTGTCCTGAACCGCACTGGTATTGGCCCCAAGCTTCATATTTTCTTTCGGCGCCCCCTTAATAGTCTTCGCTTGAGTGGTGATCACTTCGCGTAGCGTCACCGTGGCCATAAGCACATTTTCGGTTGTTTTGTCTGTGGTGACATCAAGCACGCGGATTAACATGTTGCTGTAAATCCGCTTACCGGTTACCACATCAAACGGCAGTCTTTTGCGCTGCAGCTCCAGCAATTTGCTGTACATTTCTTTAGGGCTGCTACCCAGCGAAAGGCCGATAGCTGAGGTGTTGAGCAAATCCAGTACAGAACCGCCCCCGGAAAAGCCAATTTCCATAACCAGTTCAGAGGCGCGCCGGTAGGCATGATCGGCAACAAATCCTGCGCCGTCAGCGCTTGCGCCTGCGGCCTCAGACGTCACCCGTTCAACGGGATGTTCGGTTATCTCCAGCACGTCACTGTGCTTTTCGCTGATGACAACATCGGGGATGATGATGCCGATTTTCCGCGACCGCTGGTGCAGCAGTACCGAGAGAATGTCCATCAGTTCCCCCTGTTCATCTGCTGCGTTGCGCGTGCAGCAACCTGATTTTGCTTGTCAGCAATGATGTTGCCCGCTTCACGCGGATCAGATACACCGTGAATGTTGATGACGGTTTCCTGGTGCATTGATGCGCCGGCTGCCTGACCAGCAAGCTGGCTGTTCCAGTTGGAGAAACCTTCTTTGCGTGCCATTGACTGCATCAGCGAGGTCATCACCTGCGGATTGTTGAGATTCAGCGCCACATCCGGCGATACGCCCATCCACTTCGAGATATCGTTTATGTATTTGCCGGTGTCATTTTCGCTGGAAGGTGCCCAGGTAGACACGATATCGGTGATAGTCTGGAGCGCTTTTCCGGTAGTTTTACCGGTGAAGTAGCGCATAAGCTGATTGCGCATCGCGCCCCAGCCTTCCAGAGCATTATCGAATGTACGAAAGCCGCCACCGCCGACCGGGCGAAGATTGCCGGGATTGTTGTTCCGGTCAGGGAGATTTCCCCCAAACAGGCCACCAACAACCTGGCCGATACTGCGCGGATCGAAACCGGTTTTGCTTTTCACCCAGTCTGCCGCGTTGTTGGCACTCGCCGATACAGCAGGAAGTGCATCAGGATTTTCCTTGCCCTGGTGAAGTATCTGGCTGCCAATGCGTGCCGCATCGGACCAGCGCCCCTCGTTTATGGCGCTCAGGAGGTCACCTATCATCGACAGCATTTTACCGAACTCGCCAAACTGCTTGGTCAGGCTGGCGATATCACCTTTCAGCGTCCAGTTTTTCAGGTCGATATTCAGCAGTCGTGCAACCTGATCCCCCGCATCCCTGATCGATGACCTGAGTTCTTTGATAGCCTTCAGGGCCGCATCGATATCAGGCTGCCACTTCTTCCAGTCAATCAGGCTTTTGCCGCCTTCCTTCCAGACCTTGTAATCGTCATACAGCGCAAAGATAGCCAGGCCTAACGCGGTGACAATCCCAACTGGCGATGTCAGAAACGCGGTATTCAGTAATTTCCAGGCAACCATCAGCGCACCGAAAATCTCTATTAGCTGGCGCGTGCTTTTATCAAGAGTTCCCCACCAGTCACGAATATCACCCGCTGCCTCGATGAGACGGAACACAACTTTACCGACAGAATCAGCCAGCCAGAGGGTGAGCTTTATCCCGCCTGTCAGCGCAGCCTCGATTTTCGGGAAGTTGTCGATAACCTGCTTACGCAGCGTGTCGATTGAGCCCGCCAGGCCGCCCGCAAGGTTTGAGCCGATTTTGTCCTGCGCCATACCCGCCATTTCGCCGAACGACCGCAGAGAGGTCATAAAACGGTTAGAGCTCACGGCGGCCGTATCGGCGTTGTAGCCAATGGCCTTTGCCATCTGCGTATACTGTGCGGAGAACTGGCCCACACCCCGGCGCATCGCCATCAGCGTGTTTTCATCAATGCCCAACATTTGCGCGTACTGGTTGGCGCGGTAGTACGGCATATTGCTCAGCTTATCGCCCACGCCCGTAAAAATGCTGGCCATGTCGCGCATGTTGCCCTGGGCATCACGCGTCTGCACGCCCAGGCGGTTGAGAAACCCCTCCGCGCCCGGGTTGTTTCGCATGAAGTGGGCGAGACTTTCCAGCGAAGAACGCGCCCCCGCCACGGTACCGCCCAGCTGCGAAACGGCAAAGCCGATCTGCTGAATGCCCGCAACCGTTGCGCCAGTACGCTGTGAAGCCCAGTAAAGATTATCAAGCCCGCTGGCAATTTTAGCCGTGTACGCCACAACAGAAAGCGCAGCCGCCTCAACCGCCGCGCCCAGCTTGACCGCCTGCAGGGTGGTATTTGCTATCGTGGCATCAAACTTTCTTGCGCCAGACTCGTCCACCTGAAAGCCCAGGGAGATCAGGAAATCCTTGATTACATCAGCGTTCATTCGCGGCCCTCCAGCGGGCTATTCGGGCTTCGTTGTCTTCTTTGATATCTATCCACTCGTTCATACGCGCGATGTCGGCAAGGTCAACAGAACCGTCATTCAGCCTGTCATAGCGGATATACCCTGCATCAACCGGGCGCCTGAAAAATTCCTCCCCATCCGGCGCAACATCGAGTATCAGCCCTGCAGCTGCTGGCCCTCCGTCGCGCTGTCTGGGGGTGCGGGCAAAAAATTTCCCAGGCTGTCGCCCACCACGCGACCGACAATCTGCAGCATGCTGAACAGGTCAATGTCGTCGAATGCGAGGTCATTCCCCTGAAGAACCGGCACCCATGTGTCTTTAAGATGCGCACGTTGCACGACAGCCAGACAGGGGAAGATGATCGCATTGGTGTCTTCTTCGCTCAGACCCGCCACGGCATCAGCAATCTTCGGCAGTACCGTTTCAATGGTGCTGTTGACGTTGCCGCCCTGTGACGATTCACGTAACGCCTGAAAATCCCCCAGCATTCCGGCCAGAACCGGCAGCAGCTTACGGGACACTTTCAGCTGATCGAACACGCTGAGTTTACGGGCGCTATAGCGGATACCTTTAATTTCAAACTGCATGATCAGAACTCCCCTAAGATTTCGTCGATTTTGCCCGCATCAAACACCCAGGAGACGTTGCCGGCCACTTTCGGGTTGTTCCAGTCTGGCTGTTTCTGAAACGCGCAGGCGCGTGCGGTAACGATGTCACCGGATGCCTTGTTACGCAGGACGATCACGTTATTGCCCCACAGCGCGGACGAAACCGACTGCGCGTTGTACATCAGGGACAGTTTCTTGTTCACGGGTGACGTTTTCTGCAGGTTGACGGTGACGGTCCCGGCTTTGCCTGCATGCAGGCTGTGCATCACCTCACCGTCAGCGCCGATCGTCATGGTGTTTTTGGCCTCCGACATGGTGACCACGATCCCCTCATCAGAGTTTGCGGAACCGTAACCCAGATCGATAATGCCGGTCGGCCCCGTCAGCGAGGCCGTGATATCCATAAAACTGTATGCACCACTCATTGATTATTTTCCTCAGCGCATGACGTTAATCTGAACGCTGGCGTAGTGGATTGCTCCCGCCAGCTTACAGGCCACCTGAACCGGTACCGACTTACGCGCTTCGCGGTCAGCCTGTGCCTGAGACGAAATCGCGGGCATATAGACGTAATACCCCTTGGTCAGGGTATCGCCCGGGGAAAGCTGTCCGAGTTTGCCGCCGTTCCAGACGCCGGGCGCGATCAGACCATTGTTCACCGCCTGGTCCATTGAGGCTTCCACGTTCGCCATGATGCGCGTGTTGCCCGCATCGGTCTGCGGCACCTTCGTTCCGCTGGTGTACAGCAGGTTAAAGAGGTTGGTCTGCACGTAATTCTGCAGCCAGTCGAGGCCGTGACGCTCATCGAAGAAATCACCGTTGCCCATGACGCCCTGCTGCAGAATGGCGGTGTCGTTGGCGTAGTACACGTAAACGTTGCAGTTCTTCGCATCCAGCGCGGCCGCCTGTGCAGGCGTCAGGCTTTCATAAGTGATGCCGGGTTCCTGCTTGAATTTCAGCGTGATAGTGGTACCGAACCCGTTAAAGTCCACGGTAAACGCACGACCAAACGCCGAAATTGCCCCGTAATTACTGGTGGATGAATACTGCACGAACGTGCGGCTGTATTTCGCCGCTTTCACTTTCGACGCGATATCGGTGTTCACTGTAGTGAGCAGAGCATCGGTGTTTTTCGTGGTGACTGCGAGAATGCGGCTTAACGATGAGGACTCAATCGCGGCGCATACCGGCAGCAGGTCGTCATCTTTACGATCGGCGTCATACGTTACCCCGAGCCCGTACCAGTTGGTAAAGCCCAGGCAGGCGTTCACGCCATCGAGTAAAGTTTCAACCTTACCGACCTCGGCCGCCGCCAGCGTTTTCGCCCAGCGACCGACATACACCTGCGAAGGCGTCGGCGACTGTGAGAAGTACGCCACGGCAGCAAGGTATTCCTCACTATTGGTGCCGAAATCGGTTCCGATGCTTGCCGCCGAGGTATACAGGCGGATACGTTCGGTCAGCGGAATGATGGTTGCGCTACCCAGGATGAGCAGTGAGCCAAAGTTACGGCCCGCCGCCGCCCTCGGCGACATAATAATGTCCACGCTGGCAACGTTTGAAACGGGTAAGCCCTGCGGCATGGGTTATTCTCCTGAAATACTGAAAGGGGCGTCGGTCAGCGACTGGATGCCCCAGGTGCTGATGACTTTGCGGCGCAGGCGAACCATCACGTCGTAACGGCGTACCCACTGGTTATTGATGAGTTCCGGCGCTGGCCGGATGCTGTCGCAGTCAGCCAGGGTTAATCCCCACTGGCCCAGCGTGTCGTTGTTCTGGTTAACGGACAGGCCGTCCCGAAACTGCGCGGCAACCTGCTGGCCAGCCGGCCCGTAAAAGGACGCCAGGCACTCCACCAGCTCATGCCGCCACTGTTCGGCGGTAGCGTCGGTCTGGTTAACAAATGCGGGACCGGCATCAGCAGCAATGCCCGTCACGCCGAATGCGCACCAGTTAACATCTGCAGGAGGAATGGCGGGCTGGTCAGGCTGCCAGCGGGCAATGACGCGCCCGGCTGCCAGCCCCGACAAGTTGCGGATCCACTGACTCAGGTGCACATCCAGCGGCGTGTCATAGTCGGTCGCGGCCTGCTGCGGAGTGAGCCAGCCGGGCTGGCCGGTGGTGTTACTGCTCAACGGGCGTCCCTCCGTCAAACGGCAACAGTTCGCAGTGAGCCTGAACGAAGCCCGCGCCGTATGCGGTGTACGGATCGACAAACGACACGCGGTAATCGCGCCCCTGATACGTCACAATGTCCGCATCCCGTCCGGTCTGGCCCTGCGTGAGGCGTTCGGTGGTGACGATCAGGATTGCACCATGCACCACCTGCCCCGCCTCAAGCCTGCGGCTTTCCAGCGACTTATCTACTGTTACCACGCCCGCAAACGGGGAACTGGTGACGGTATTTTTCCCGAATCCGTCATCATCGACAGCCATGGCACGGCGTTTTACCACCAGCGTGGTATCACAAAAGTCGGGATCGAAAAGGATGTCTGTTACGTCAAGATCCGGCATTTTTGGTCCTCACAACGTAGGTGACTGAACGGAGAAATTGCCCGGTGTCATACAGCGGTTTTGTGCCGCTGCGGCCCCGGCTGCGGCGCGCACGTAACGTGGCTTCGGCAAGCGGGGTAAGCTGGTCACCGGCCGTGATCACGTTTCTGGCAGCGTTTACCGCCTCCGTTCCGGCACGGTTCAGCATTGCTTCGGCAGCAGACGCATTACCGCTCAGGACTTCAAAAGCGGCCTGCTTCATCAGATCGACGACCTTATCGCGCGACTGTGCTATACCCATGTGCAGAAACGGACGTGGTGGAAGCTGGATTGTGTAAGCAGCAACTTTATGTTGCGTGGCAAAGTTGCTTTTCGCCTGCTGCACAAACTGCCCGCTGCGTTTGAAACTGCCATCGTCAGCAATCTGGCGGTAAACCGTGGTCATGTGCTCCGGGACGCGGATGGTGCCGCCAAAGCTGTGCAGGTAGCCCAGTTCGGCGTTGTTGATTTCCATCCCGTCAGAACGTTCAGCACGATCGGACGGGATACCCACCAGCACGTCGCGGTTGCCCAGCGTTTTAAGCGCATCGAGCACCGCCTGTGCATTATCCGCTCGGAGCACAAGACCCGATTTCACAGTTGCCGCCCTCCCGCACCGAACATGCAGATTGTCTGGTAAAACTCAGCGCCGTAACGTGTGTTGTTCCAGAAACCAGCGGCAGGGTTGAGCGTTGATGAGTTGTCGTAACTCACGCTCACCTTATCCACGGATTTCGATGACACAATCCCGCTACTGGAACCACCCGCACGCCCCAGTGCTGCGGAACGGTTGTCACCCGCCTGCAGCGTGAGGTAATGCGCGACAAACAGTTCCACCAGATACGGAAACAAACGCCCGAGCCGGTTCTGATCCAGCTGGATATCAGCCAGATTCAGCCGGAACTGGACCTGGGTATCGGGGTAGAGGGTAGAGTTAGCAAACTGCGGGAAATCAGTGCGGAACTGCTCAACGGTCGGGAGATTACTGTTTTTTGGCTCCATTGACCTGCTCCGTCAGCTCAGCAATTTTCTGCTTTTGCTCTTCGATAAGCGCATTACGCTCGGTCAGACCTTCGGCAGCCGCTGTGACCTGCGCGGTCAGATCGCCGTTTTTAGCCGTTAACTCGGCGTTCTGGGTAGTCAGCTCAGCAATTTTGGCATTCAGCTCGTCGATTTTGCCCTGGTTCGCCCCGTCACCGCCGTTGTCTGTCTTATCCAGCACTTCGGCATGACGCTGCGTAAACCAGTGATCGGCAATATCGTTTTTCACGTTATGAACGCCGACATCAAAATCCGTTTTGGTGTAATCGGTGTCGTTGAACGTAAAAGGGGTATGTACGCGGATTCGTTTCATGGATTTTCCTGAAAGAAAAGGCCCCCTGCGGGGCCGGTTGTCAGATACCGTCCACGTACAGCATGGTGTCGCTGTAACGCAGCTCGACCGCACCTACCTTGCTGTAATAGGTCACCAGCTGGCGCAGGTCGCGGTATTCCATCGGGGTACGCTGCAGCGGAACCAGCGGGAACTGAACGTACTTGCGGTCTTTGGTGTAAAACACCATGCGGTTAACGTTCTGCATCGCGCCCGCTTCCAGCCATTTCACAGGCTGAATATCCAGCGGTTTACCGTTCTGCTTGTAGGCGATGGTGTTTTCGCTCAGGTAGTCCAGTAGCGAGCGGTTACCGGCATCGGATACGATGAGGCTGGACAACAGCGCATACTGATCGGGCGGAAGTCGCAGCGAATCCGGCACCACGGCGCGGCCGGTCTGTTTCCAGGCCGTGGTGAGCCCGTCATTGATGGATTTAACAATTTCCATCGCCGTGCTGCTGGCCCACGTCTTCGCGGCGTTGATGACCTTAACGCCCGCCTGGTTAAACAGCCCTTTCACACCCAGGATGGTGCTGCCCACGTAAACCTGACGGTCAACGTTCAGCTGGTAGGTCTGGTTCATCGCTTCCAGCTTCTGGGAGTCAATCGGGCGTCCCATCTGCAGCGCGGAGGCCAGTTCGAAAACCGTCCATGACAGCTGGCGCGACCAGGGCGTCAGTGGCAGCGTGGTTTTCTGGATATCCAGATCCACACCGGCAATCACGTTGGTGCTGTTGCTGATCCACGATTCGCCTTCGGTACCCACTGAACTGGGTGCGGCGAAACTGCTGTTTGAAAAGCTCGATATTTCGTCGGCAATGGAGACGTCTTCGCGCAGGTCAACGTCACGGCTCCACGTGTACGCCAGCAGCGGCATGTTGAGAACCGGATCGAAACGCTCCAGCTGCCCAATCAGGAACGCACCGGAATTATCGATGGTCTGTCGGTCGTAGGTGATCATATTCAGTGCTTTCCTTAAATATTGAATGCCAGTTCGGCGATGCCGTTGGCATCGGTGGTACCGATAAAGTGCGCATTGGTCACCAGCACGGTATTGGCTGCGGTAGCATCCGCCACGGCTTCGAAACCGCCGACCGGCTGTGTTGCCGTTGCACCGCCCACGCGGATGTAAACCGCCCCGTTGTCCGCCACGGTACCGGCATTCACTTTGACGCCGATATAGCCACGCACCAGCGCATCGCCGGTGTAGTTCGCCGGGTTAGTCAGCTGGCGGGCCAGGTCTTTGTCAGACGTGAACGGATAGGAGCGCACGCTGATGCCGTACAGCACGGCGGCAGTATCACCGGCCGCCAGAGGAACAAACTTGCCGTTCACTTTTTTACCCGGCAGACCGTCACCGGCGAACGGGTTAGTGGTGTCCATCACGACAGGCTCTACCGTTGAGTGATTAGGACGGGTGAGCGCACCGGCGTAGCTGAACGGCTGCTTTAAATAAATAGACTGACCTGTCATTACTTGGCCCCCTTCTTAGCCCAGAAATCTTTGTTTTTCTCATTAAGCGCGGCCACATCGCCGGACTGCGAATTTGCGGTGAACAGTGCCAGGCTCAGGCCGCTGTTGTTGCGGCTTTTTGCCAGTTCAGATGCGCCGTTAAAGATGCTGTCCACGGTCGCCATGCTCATTTTGGCGAAGTCAGGATTTTTACCTGACAGCGGTTCGATGAGTTTCAGACCGTCAGCGGTGCGCAGCGCAGCACCCAGCACTTCGCGCTTGAGCGTGCCCATTTTGGAGCCTTCCGGCAGCGAGAAGCCCGGCAGGATGAGTTCTGCACGTGAGAGAACGTCCTGCTGATAGCCGGCATCGCCAGTCATCTTCTTCTCTTCTTTTTTCTCGTCGTCGTCAGCATCGCCCATTGGCGGTGCCATCATGTCGGTCAGCGCTTTCACGGCGGCTTCGATAGCGGCAATGCGCGTCTCGATGTCGTTGCTTTCATCAGTGACCGCGTTCGCGGGAGCGCCAGGCGGAACAGCCGCACCCGGCCCTTCTACTTTCACCACTACAGTGGTTACACCGTCGTCTTCATCGTCATCACCGACCATGTTGGCCGGTGCGTTATTCAGCAACTCTTCGGCAGCCGCTGAATCTTTGGTTTTCACCGCCTTGCGCAGGCTGGCGAACCACTGCTTTGCTTTACTTGCCATGCTTTGTGCATCTCCTATTGAACAGCGAATACCGGCCCGCCCATTAGGAACAAGCGCGATGTGATTACCCCGGATGTCGTACTGATTAGCCCGTCCGGGGGCGGTTTCGTCATACTCTGCGTTGTAGCCACAGGAAACCTGACGAAGGCCATCGTTGATTGCCTGAATGCCCAGGGCGTCTTTTATGACGAGATCGGCAATCAGAAGGTCTGACTGGTCACCCTGACCGCGCCGGACGTTGGCCGCATGACCAATTGCCAGCTGTCTCCAGTTGGCAGGATCCACAAAAAGAATGTCGCCCGCCTCGTCCTCGGGATGGAGGATCACCACGGTCATGCCTTCAAAGGACGCCATCGCCTCGGGCGAAAACACCTCATCGGCTGAGCGGGTGACGATAATTTCCCCGTCATCGTCGGGCGTGAGTTCCGGTAAATCCTCTGCGCGGTAGGCCTGGTCTCCCAAGCGGGCGATCGGCACGTCTTTACACAGCAACGAGCCATCGCCCAGCAAATAGCGGTTAGGCCCGAGCCGGGTATTGAAGAAATATTTCATGGTTAACCTGCGAAATTCAGGCACAAAAAAAGCCGCCCTAGGGCGACCGTAATTGATGATGGAAATTTGAGGCTATCAGGCACTATTTAACATAATAGATCTTACGCGCCCCAGTCATTTGGCACTCATTTAAAATTTCACACCAAATGCCCAAAAAAGTGACTTTTCATTACAGATCCAAGCGATCTATACAGACAACATTTTTGCAACAAACGCTCGCTCTCAGTATTCGCTTAAATTCGGTTATCAAGCGCCCATTTATCGACGTTTATGCTGCGACACGGACGGGTTTTCCGTCGATGGTTACGATTCTTCGCAATCCATCACCAGTTTTAAGCTGAACCACATTGCTGTGTGCAAATACCACTTCACACCAGCAACGACAATTAGGTAACGCGCCAGCGTGTCCGGTCATACCGTCAAGCGTTGGAGGGTTTGTCCAGTAAACAAAAAGCCCCTCCATTTCTGCATGAGAATGACGAACGTCACCATCGTGTGCCGTGCGCCAGATATAACCCTGCGAACCACTCGCCAGCGCTCTGGCCTGCGTCAGCGCCGTGACAGCCCGCCCGACCTCAGTTCTCGCGATGAGTTTTGCCCGGGAAGCAGCCACATCACCGGATGCCGCAATTTCTTTCGCAAACGCATCAGCACGACCACCAGCAGCCATGGTTTCAATCGCTCGGTTCTGGATATCGTAAATGCGCTCTGCAGCTTCAAGCGGCAGGGATTTGATGTACTTCACCTGCTCAGCAACAATGCTGCGCATGACCTGCCCTGTAGGCGTGTTGTTGATGACGTTACGTAACTCAGAGCCGATTTGCTGGCTGTTTTCGCGCCACTCTTTTTCGCTGTGCCTCGCTATGGACGCGGCAAAGCCCGTGGCGACCTGATTAGCCCAGCCGTCAATGATTTCGCTGTAGCGCTCCAGCGCATCAATAATTTCGGTGACGCTGTCATTGGAACCATCGTAGCGGCCATTTACGATGTCGCCCACTGCCCGCGCTATCTTGCGTAGCTGCGTGGTGTAGCTGATTTGCACCTGCTTGGGGATCCGGCGCGTCGTCATCACTTTCTTCGGTGAACCCTGGCGGCTCGGCCCCTTTGGCATTCTCAATATCCTCATCGGTGATGTTTGAGCCGATACCTGTCACGCGGGATGATTCTCGCAGTTCAGCCATACCGACATGCAGCGGCATCAGTCCGCTTTCAATCGCCGCATTGAGTGTATCGACCGTGTTTTTCGCCACAGTTGAACGGTCAAGATCGGACATCTGCCAGAGCGGGTTAAACTCAAAGTCGAAATCATCCGGTAGCGGCGTTCCGAATTCTGAGCGGTGTATCACCTCAAACAGACGCCTCACAGGACGACGAGCCCTACGCTCCTGGTGGGAACCTACGTTATCGTAGTAATTCGCCAGGTCCGATTCGCCGGTACTGAAACCGGCTGGCGACTGGCCCAGCATGCGGATCAGCGGAATACCCGTTGCACCAGCAATCTGCTCTCCAAACTGCGAAAGGATGTCCGACAGGCCTGCAAATGAATAGCTGTGCGTCTGGAATTCGTCTTTTTTGTCCATCAGCGTCATGCCTTCGATGGACTGAAACAGGCGGATCATGTCGATGTGCTTCATCAGCGCCGCTTCGCGCTCGTCACCAAACCCGAGAATCTCACGCAGATCTTCGATGCTGTAGGTGCGCAGGTGCGCTTTGTTAACCAGCTGGGCAGCGCCGGTTGATGCGCTGTCGAACGCCATGATGCGATCGTAAAGACGCTCAACCACCGACATGCCCCAGCCGTTTTCGGTATACGCCTGCTGGTAAGGCAGGCCAACACCGTCCATGCGGATAAGGCGGGTGTGGTGAATCTTCCATGCCGGGATGCCGTTTTGCGCTGCCACCACTTCGTAATACTTTGGTTTGCCCAGGTCGGGTCCGGGCTCGGTGATTATTTCCGTGATGGTCTGGTTGAGCATCCAGCGATCGAGCACCAGCATGCCCTTAAACTGGTCGCGACCGATGGTTTCCATGCGCAGAGGCGACGACATATCCTGACCGTCAATCAGCAGCACACCCACCGCCCCGCCGTAAAGGCGTGACCACTTAATCGTGTCGCTTAATCCTTCCCACAGTGAAAGCTCTTCCCAGCGGCCGGTCAGCCGGGCTTTTGCCTTGTGGTCCATCTGCGACGTGATGGTGACACCTTTGCGGGTCATATCATCGGCGATGGTGTCCACGGCAGCGCCAACAATCCACGATGAACGGTAGGCAAACTCCAGCAGCACGCGGTTGCGTGAAGTGAAATTCGGCATATACGTGCCGTGGCCGCTGAGATTGCCGGACTGGAGGCCCAGACGGGATACAAAGTTATCGTAACCGTCGATCGTCTTTGTCGGTGCCGCACTTTGCTGGCGCGGGCGTTTCTTACGAGCCATTTTTACCCCTTGCCAGTAAATCCCAGATATCCATCGAGGTGATCTCCATTGGCGCGAAGGCAATCATTACGGAGTCAGCCAGGTTGGGCGATTTGGTTCCGTCCGGCTTTTTATCCACTACGATTTTGCCCACGCCGTTCACCGAATAAGTGGGCTGTGAGAGTTCGACGATAAGTTTGTTTTTGAGCGCCAGCGTGCCGGAAATTGAAATGATTTCGTCAGCCTTATACGGCATCCCCTTTTTGACGGCACGATACGTGTTCCGAAAAAGAGTGCGTAAGCGCCACCAGCCCTGCGCCTTTGCGTTCGCAAAGAAATCTTTGTTTAGTCTGCCTTTCTGTCCATACTCGCCCGGCACAGCTTCTTCCTCAGGGTTAGCGGGAGATCCGCTGCCCCGATATGGCGTCGCTGTAATCTGGCGCTCCCTTCGCTCTTTGCGCTGCTCATTGATGACACGGGCATCGCCTCGCGCACCCGCCCCGAGTCCGTCAGAGTCGAACCGGTACATTTCAAGACGACGCTGATCGCAAATGATGAACGCCTTCTGAACTGTGCCAAAGATGTCATCACCTTTGCCCGACCATTCCTCGATATCTTCCAGCAGGAAGCCGTGACGTGAAGAAAAGGCATTGGTGTCTTTACCTTCGTCAGCGACATCAAGCGCTCCCATGCGCTGTCCAGTGGGCTGTATTCCCAGGTGAATATGCGCATCAATAGCGGCCTGCACCCATGCGGAAGGAATCAACACGCCCTCCACAGATGCGCTGTAGTTAATGTCGATTTCCTGCGCCACGGTCACAGGGTCGAGTTCTTCACACTGCTTTTTATACCAGGCATCATCTTTGCGCGGATCATCTCGCCAGTGGAAAGTAAACACGTCCACTTTGCCACTGTGGCGGCGCTCAGCGAATGAGTTCGCCATGCCGTTGGGCGTTGAAATGTCCTGACGGCAGTTTGTGGTTGCCGATAGTGAGGCGTCTACCAGATACGGGCGCTCAAGGAACGCGGACTCATCGACGATATAGAACGATGTACGGTCACCGCGCCCGATGCCGTCACCGGCTTCACCCGTCATCGCTGAATCATTCTCAGGGAACAGGATGCGCATGTGCGGCGCGTGTGCTTTTGGATTCCACCCGCCCCGAAACTCTTCAGGCAACAGACCGATGAAATTACGTGCCTTATCAAATAGCGACTTTGGCGAACCGATTTTGTCTACATACTCCTCTTTGCGCGAACCAAACCCGGCAATGATGCCGCGATTAAACAGGCACAGCGAGGCTGCCATACCCACGGTCAGCCAGGACATGCCCATATCACGCGTTTTTTCTGTGATGCCGGGCTTTGAGTTACGCCAGTGCTCGACAAACCACTGTACCCACTCTTCCTGTTTGGGGAACAGCAGAAACGGTATACGCGCTGGCAGCCCGCGCTCAACGTTGCGCGGATCCACCGTCATGCCCCAGTCGATAATGAACTGGGCCGGATTGTCACGGTAGAAAGCCTTCATCGCGGGCAGCATGCCGGGGTTTTGTCTGATGCGTTGCAACCTCTCCATGCGCCATTCAAACACCTGTGTGTAATCCGGGTTGCGGAAATCGAAGGAGAAAGGAATAGGCATGAAATTGTTCCGATTTGAATGCTATTTAACATAAGAGATGTTACCCGTACTGGCGAAACAGCACTCACTCGCTGTTGGCTGCCAAAGGGGTATTTAGTGTTGAATTCACTGCTGAAAAGCTGAAAACGGACTGCATAAACGATGCATAAAACAGGGTCGATTTTGCATAGCGCAAAATTGCGCTCTGTGCTCTGTTTCTGACAATATTCTGATTCCGGCGAATTGCCGGAATTAGATTCGTAATTATCTCGCGTTGTGACAGAGGTCGGATTTCAAATCAGGCAGATACTGATAGCAACCATTTCGATTTCCGATATGGTTGATTGCGTTCCCCATAACCATTGTGATTTCCACAATGGATGATTGCGATCACGGGCCGTTATCCCATCATTTTGCGGTAAAGCTCTGCGGCCTCGTCAGAGGTCAGCGAAACATTCTCGGTTTTGATAGGCCCACCATTAGCCCCGGTGCTTTCCACCTTCAGCCTATTGGTATAAGCGTCGCCCACCTCTTTTGCCGCCTGCTCAATCAACTGGGCAGTCAGCGCAAAGTTTTTCATGGTTTCGGTGCGGGTCGCCATGCGGTCAAGCGTCCGAAGCCGGTAAGCCTTGTTGGCAATCGGTATATCCGCTATTTCGGTCTGGAACCTGTTGCGGGTGTCGTTGAACATGTCCACCCATTTCTTTGCCAGTCCCTTGCCGTTCGACTTTGTGGGGTCGTGGGATTCCACCTGCTGGCGCGTGATGGAAATGCCAAATTCTTTTTTGACGGACTCCACCACCATTGATGGGGTATCGAAACAGGCAAGCGACTGAACGATGAAGGCTTTGACCTCACCTTTAAGTGTCGCCATGTGATACCTGCCCGTCATAATCAGTCAAGAATTAAGCCAGCTTTAGCATGCATGTGCCGCACGCTCTGGCTATGTCTATGTTTGCCACCTCTGCTGGTTGGCTGGCAGCGTCGATAAGCTGCTTAACTTCTTCGCTGGCGCCGTAGCGGCGAACAACGCCCGTGAACTCTTCAACGTCATGCCCGCGCATGCAAAGCCTGGGCTGTCCGTCTCGCGTAAACTCTGGCGCGCCAAATTCGTCTGTTTTTTGCGCAATGTGATAAAGCTCATGCTCAACCAATGCGCAGAACTCCAGATCGCTACAGTTCATGCAGAAATCAGCCGCCAGGGTGATAATGAAATCAGGCTTGCGGCCAAACCATTCATACAACTGCTGTTCCATGCGGGCTTTTTGCCAGCCGCCAGCACGCATCATCACTTCCTCAGCCTGCCCCAGAACGGTACGCCCTTTTTTCGTGAATGCTGTAGCGGCCCACAAAAACGCTATATCAGCCTCAGCAAGATGCGCATGATCGGAATTATGCAACCGGCCATCACTGCTGATGATTTGCTCCTGCACCCAATACCAGACCTCATCAGCAGGGATGAGAGAAATGTACGGCTTGAACTCCTCTACTAAATGCTCTGGCGGCATGGGTCGTTCGCTCATATCAGTTCCTGATGAAAGTCACTTTGGTGGTAATGAGTCGTCGAATCAGCCTGGCGGCTTCGCGCTCCATATCGGCAATGGTTTCTGGCGTTGCAGGCTTGAATGCGTATTTCCGCTCAATCTCACCTAGCACAGCGTTAACGTCTGCATTGGACGGCGGAAGGATATCTACTTTTAGGCGCGACATAATATTTCCTGTTATTAACGGGAAGACAGTGCATCAATCCACTCAGGTTTTACAGCGAATGTGCCGCTTACTTTGTCACGGACTCGTCGCATTACCTCATTCATCACAACTGATGTTGGCACGATGCTTTTAGGATGAAAATCTTTCAGTTCTTCCAGAACCTGCCTGACAATTTCTTCGACATCCTGTGTAGTGGGCAGTGTTACTTCCATCTGAAAAAACTGTGAATGGTATTCGTAGCCAGTAAGTTTTTTTGGCATTTCGATTTCCTCAGTCGGCAATATCGGGCGCTCTCGAAAAAACGCCCTGTATTGCTTACAGATACTTCTTAGCCAGAGCGATCAGCTCATCTTCAGCAGCATCACCCAGCTTTTTCACACCGTCACGAACAAAGTGCAAAGCGGCTTCGAAGTCGTGTACGCCATCTTTAGCTTCGACAGATGGTGCAACCTCAGCAGCGGTTGATGTTGCTACAGTAGAAGTTGAAAGCGCGGTTGCATTGGAATCTGATACTGGTACGTCATACAGTGGTTCTGACATTTCTTTCTCCTGGGTGTCGGTTAAGGCTTTTTTGACGCATCACTTTGCGCCTCTTCGGTTTGGCGCTCTTGCTGCTCGGTAAGCCATTCCTGTTTAAGCTCATTGATTTTGTCTTCAACGTGCTTTTCGATGTCGTGCCAGTCCACTTTGATTGCAGCTATCAGTTCCTTCGATTTATCCGGACTGGTCTTCCCTCTGAGCAGATCCACCAGCCAGCCAGCTGCGAAGCCAGTGACGAGCGCAATCAGCGCCCACGTAATGAGTGCGATAGTGCTGAACATTCGATATTAGGCCTCAGTGAAATCAACATAATATTCTTTGCCTTGCTCAAACTTATTGAAGGCAGCGGGATTTGAAATGTGAATGGATATTTGTCCACCTGGTGTGTATTTGGACCACTCTTCATTTTCGGGACTGCCGGTGGTTACAGCGTTAAGATTGACTGTGCGTGATAAACCATCATCAGATTTATGGATGTAGTGGCATTGAAATTTTGCGCGAATGGTCATGGGTCAGTTACCTTTTTTGGGTGTTTGAGGCGTCAGGCACACCTGCCGGACATAATCCTGTAGGCCAGTCAGTTGCTTTGTGACGGTTTCGATTCGCTCTCTGAGGGTGAAATAATCCCGTTGAGCGGCGTCTGTAAGTCGGGGGCTTCCATCATCATCCACGCGGGTGGCGGAGGATTTACCGGACACTGGCCGATCACATTTGGCTGAGACGCGCAGGCGCTTAGCCCCAGAATCGACATCCCTACGCAGATCGCTAATGGTTTTTTGCGCATCGGCTAAATCCTTCGTGTATCTGGCATCGATTACCGCAACAGACTGCTGGCGTCGCTGCATATCGTCAATGGTTGCCTGGCGCGTGTCGGCAATGTTCTTTTGCGCATTTCGCTGTTCCTGAAAATGCAGGGCGTTGTCACGGTATTGCCCCACAGCCAGTAACAAACCAGCTATCAGCACCACCAGCAGAAACGCGAGGACAACACGCCAGTTACTAATTAACCAGGTCATGGATTCAGACTCCAGTTGCAGATCTCCCGCTCTACGTCACGGCGGTTTGCCAGCCCCTGAATCCTCACGCGGTCAACGTATACCCAACTACGAAGGCCATCGCAGGCTTGCTGATAGCGACCGGCATTGAGGTTGCGCAGTACCGAAGAATGCTCGAATGCATTAACGCCGACGTTATAGCTAAAACTGATAAGAGCGGCTTTCTGATATGAATTCGACGGCACCTTTACGGACCTTTCCACAGAGCGGGCATAGGGCCGCAAGTGCTTTTGCAGTAGCGCATCGCACTCTTTCTGCGTGTAGGTTTTCCCCTGAATAACATCCGGTCCGGTAATGCCGTTACACACAGTCCAGACGCCGCCGACGTCACGATATGGCGTGTAAGAGTTACCTTCGAGGCTCGGGATCAGAACAGCCGCGATGGCTAACGCACCGCCACCAGCAGCTGTGATGAGGCTTTTACGTAAAGCGGGTGAAATAGCCATTATGCTTTCTCCGCCAGCTTCAAAGCCTTGTTGACCGTATCAACCACCTCTGGCGCTTTGTCCTCGTCATGCGAGGGTGATCGGTTTAAATAACTCTGGATCGCCGCAGTGCGTAAACTCTCCTGCTCCGCCTCAAACTTTCTGGCCAGTTCTTCCCGGTTGCTCTCTTTACGCTTGTAATACGCATTCACGACGAAAGTCGCTACACCGAGCATCACGCCGCTGACCAGACCGATAAAATTCCAGTCCAGGTGATAAACCCAGTCATACCAGTTGAAAAGACCGTTACAGACAAGGCCACCCGACGCGCAGTAGGTAACCCCTGATGCAATTTTGTCAGGCATGATTTTGACCATATGATTACCTCCGTTGGTTACGGAAGCTGTGAGTAGAAGAAGTGAAATAAAAAAGGCTCACCGAAGTGAGCCTTAGAGTGTTGAAAATTGTGATTAAATGTCTGCGGTGCCGGGTGCCTCCCGGTGAATCAGGAAAAGCCACAACCTGAATCGCTACATTGGCTAAGGCATTCACCCCAATCGTGGCTTAGCCCCGCCGCTGAGGGGGATTCACCGCATTAGTACCAGTATGAACTAAAGATCAACTGTCATAAAAATGTCAAACCGGTGATTATCACATCTTAAATCACTTTATTCATTCAATTAAAACCGTTCAATCGATCTAAGATTGGATTGTCAAGTTGTGATAAATCCCTTTAAGAACAATAGTATCTTGATAAACGTCCATTTCCCGTCAGTCGCGTGCCTGTAGCTGGCGGGGATTTTTTTATCTGGCACTACTTTTCCTTCACTGCCCAGGTACCAATACATCAAACCCGCTAAAAACAAAAAGCCCCGCACGATGGCAGGGCTATTAATTCTGTTGCTTGTCGATACAGCTTTGCGAAGCATACGTGAATTCAACCAGTTACTGGCTCACTTTGCAAGTAAAATCTGTGGCTGTTTAAACCGAAAGCATCACTCATTGGCTGGTAAAGCATTACTTCAGTCATTCCCATCCACGTATCAACCCTGCGTCGACAGGTGGCAAAGCTTAGCTCAGGATGTATTTCCCAAAATTCTTCGGCTATTTCGCGCAGACTCATTTTCTCCTGATATCGTTTTTTAAGAATGCGCAAAAGGCCGGGGTCGTTACGAAATGTTAAACCGATTGTTTTATCCATTACTGCTGCTTCTTCATCGGTGCAGAAAACAAGGCTGGAATGGCGACTTTCAGCCAGCATGCTGTTTACCCACGATTCAAGTTCTTTGGATGAGCAACCCTTTTTTCTCAAAGCTTTTAGCGCTTTATTCAAATCGTCTTGTGTAACCACATATTTACCGAGCAACCGTTTAAACATATCAGCTGCTTTCGGGTTAATATCGATCGCAGACCAGCGCCCCCACATTTTCAACTTACCCTGTAGCCAGACACTTTCCATGGTGCGTAAGCGCAAATCTTTTCCGTCTGCTTTTCCGGTAGTTGATGGATAGATCATAATTTTCCTTCATCCAGTAGTATTTGCTGTGTGCGAAACACTCCCTCTGCGTGATACAGGCGGAGTTCATCGCGGGTAAAATCAGTTTTAATTCTGCCGTCTATGGCATCGTGACAGGCGTTACATGCGAAAGCGCCTTGTGTGTCTGGCGGTTTAATTCCGGTACCGCATGAATCGGAAAGGCGATAATGCGCCAGTACTGTGGTTTCAGGATTGTGATTACAGATGCCGGGAATTCTCACCTGACAATTGCGGCCACGCGCTTCCTTGCGGATATTTACAGGGCGCGTCATGCAATTAATCCCTGAATTTGATTTTTAATTCTCTGACCAATCCATCGCATCACTGGCACTGCCATGCTGTTACCCAGCGCTTTATATCTCTGAGCATCCTCGGAGAGTTTGATAGGGTACTGAATCAGAGTGTGATTATCAGGAAAGCCCTGCAATCGTTCGTATTCTAACGGAGTTAACACCCTCACTTTGCCATTGCCGGCGACAACTAAATCACGTCTCTCTTTGTAGTCTCGGGCTGAAAGCGTGCTGCTGAGTCCGTCACACGCGTAATTGTCCGTTCTTCTGAAGCGAAATAAAGTGCTTCCATCAATTGCAGTGGTGCATCTCCTGCCCCCAACTTTATTCTCCGGAGACGACCTTTGGCCGAACGTATGCTCAAAAAGTATTTTTGCGGTATCGAAGTCAGCTCGAGCACTTGCGACAATGAAGACACGTTTACGCTGTTGGGCCACGCCGAAAAATTGAGCGTCAAGCACTCGCCAGGTAATAGCTCTTTTTGGTCCCAGCACATAACCAGCGTTTGACCATTTTCGCCCTGGTGATTCCAGTTCACGGCTTTCACCGGCAAGCCCCGCAAGAAAACATCCGAAAGCGTTATCTCTGGTGTTGAGCACGCCAGGTACGTTTTCCCATACACAGATTGCGGCTGGCTTACCGTCAGCGGTTCTTTTTTCGTCAATAGCATTTAGTAAATCCACATAGGCCAGGGTTAATTGCCCGCGAGGGTCATCAAGTCCGGCGCGAAGTCCGGCGACAGAAAATGCCTGGCATGGCGTGCCACCCACCAGCAAATCAGGTGCGGGGATCAGGCCAGAACGAATTTGGCAGGCGAGGCGCGTCATATCGCCCAGATTTGGTACCTGCGGCCAGTGGTTTGCCAGAACAGCAGAGGGAAATTTTTCAATTTCGCTGAACCATGCCGGCACAAAACCTAATGGCTCCCATGCAACGCTTGCGGCTTCGATACCACTGCATACTGAACCGTAAATCATGCGGCAAACTCCTGTAACTGCGCAGCGGCGTTCTCTGCTGCCTGCTGGCTGTCGAATTTGCGAAACAGGATCTGGTACCAGAGGACATTTAAAACCGCTTTGTAAACCTCCTGAAATTCGTGCTCTTTCATGTTGGCGAACGAAATTGATTTGGCTTCGCGCCGCTGAGTCCCATCGGGCAAAATGTATTCATCGTAAAATCCGGCCGTCATTACCGCCCATTTACGGAATGCTTCGAACGACTTAACCAGCGCCACACCCTCAGCGCGATTGGCACCTGTGCGCGACAGGAATTCGTCCAGGGTTTCACTTAACACGCTTTGCTGGCCGGTCAGCGTACTGAGGTAATCGACGTACTGACGCAGTAACGATTTCTCAGATTCCAGCACAGCGCCAGCCGTGGGTGTCCAGTATTCGAAGCCCAGATTCAGCAGCGCAAAAAAGCGCTTGTGGAAATTGTAATTACGCGCCTGACGCACGTCGCAACTCAGCCAGGCACCGGTTTTGATGCGCGCCAGCACTTCGGCGGCTTCGGCGTTGGCCACCATCATGGTTGTGGCAGAGGTTTTAACCAGATGCATTTGAGTCATATCACACCATCCCTTTTCGGCGCAGGTATTCAGCCTTGAGGATTTCGGCTGGCGTTGGGCCGCTGTCCTGGGCTGGCGCTGATAAAGCCTTGCGAACGGGTGGCACTGGCTTGCCCTCAGTAACGCGGTCATCCCAGTACTGAATCAACTTTTTAGCCTCGGCCAGCAGTTCAGGTTCGGTAAGCTGGCGGTCATTGCTGCGGCGCCGTAATTCCAGGCAGATGTGATACATAACCGCCTGTGTCCACGGATATTGTTCGCTGGTTGGGTACCGGAAAACCGTCCTGCGCCAGTGCCAAAATTCTTTAAGCACCTCAGCGGCGGTGATCCCTAATGCGCCTTTGCCGTCACGGCACCACGCGACGAACTGCCCCGGGGAAGGCAGGAAAGGTTTTTCCTGTTTACGGGCTGCCCGCATGCCAGCGTTGACCTGTGCCATTGTGGTGATCCCGTTCTCGCGGAATGACAAAAGCCACTGGCGCCGGAATTCGTTTAACTCCTCCTGGGTGCGAAGATTCGCCATCGCTGCCGGAAACGCAGCACGCAACTGACCAAAGAGCGTGTTAAAAATTTCGGCAACCTGCTCTGCCTGCTGCGGCGCATCGTCCTGGATTTCGGCCAGACCGTTTGCAACGCGCTTCATGTTTTCACGGTCAAGGTTAACCATCTGTTCAGCAATGCTTTTCATTCGATCACCCCGTGGATCCAGTCGGTGTTGTTGTAGTCCAGCGCTGGCGCTGCGGCCCTTCGTGGCGTGGCGTCACGCTGGAGACTGAGCGTGTCCCACTTAGCGCGCAGTTTGGCCGGCGAAAGAATATTTGAGCACCAGAACCCATCGCGGCTGGCCCATTTGAACAATTCGCAGATCTCACGGTGTGTGCGCCCGTCGATTTCACGCATCAGGCGAACGTCATTGGCCCAGGTTGTGAGGTTTGGCTTCCGCACTGCCGGACGGATTGAGGCAACAAGGCCCGCGATCCATTCGGCACAATGCAGGTCATCAGGTGAGCCCCACTTGTTGCCTTTGGGTGAGCTGATCGCTGCATCCGGCTTAACAGGAAAATCATTTTCTGAGGGTGAGTTTGGGGATTCGTCAGAATTCTCAAACGAAGATCTTTTAATATTGTTGTTTATATATTGTTGTTCATGTTGTGCGGGTGTTTGTGCGGCTTCATGTGCGGCCACACCCTCTGAACCCGCGCCGTTACTGGCTTTGTCATGTGCGGCTGTTTGTGCGGCTTCATGTGCGGGTAAATCGTCTGTTTTTTGAGCATATTCAGCGTAATTTGTGATGGTTATCACAGTGCCTTTTTGCTTCTCGCCCTCCATGGAAATCATGCCTTCACGCTCGAAAACTTTGAGCATTCGCACGACTGCATCCCTGCTGACCGGCTGACCATTGCGATCACATAATCCCAGCCCTAAATCCGCTGCGGTTGTCACCAATTGTCCGGCACTCAGTTGCCACTCTCGCCCTTTAAATCGGGCCGTGTATGGCTGTCTCTGGGCAGCAAAAAGCAGGTTATCCCATAGCGTTCTGAGATAAACATCTTTGGCCCACGGCTTTTTGAGAATGCTACGGTACAACGGGATGAATCCGTGTTTCTGGTTCTCCATCCGGTTGCTCCTGCGCTGGCGCGCGGTGTTGAAGTCAAAGAGTTTGGCAGTAGTCACGGCGTCCCCCTTTCACTGTTTACATAACCAGTTATTCCTGGCATACTCACCTCTGCTTGTTGTTACTAAAAATCAATTGTGATTTGAGATGAATCCTCGGTGGCAGCCGGGGATTTTTTTCGTCCAAAAAGCCGCTCTAACCTTTCTAGGCGATCCTCCAGTTGTGATTCTGGAAAATGAATTTCCATAAAAACCAGCGCCAGACTCATTAATTCAAAAAAGCTGTGCTTCTGATTTCCAATCGCATACTTCATGCGCGTTACTGCCGCGTCATCCATACCAATAAACCGGGCAAATTTTCCCTGTCCATTAACCGCAAGACGGCTTAATAACTGGCTTTCAATGCGCTTAGCTTTTTTGCGTTTATTTGCAGACTCCATGATTGATAATTCCTTATCTTGATATGGCTAAGGGTTGATTAATATCCGTACGCACCATGATGTTTATTTAGGCAGCCGATCTTTTTGTTCTGCCGTAATTGTTTGGGTTGAAAACTAAGGCTCCGCCAGTCCTTAAAGCTGCTTCAGCAGCGCGGCCTTTAGGAATCAATCCTCCAGGTCTTTTTTTCCATTGATAAAAGGCCTCAGGTGAGACGCCGAAGAACTCAGCCGCTTTGTTGGGTGTGCCAAAATACTGCTCTAACTCAGTAGTGGTCATACATTCCTCCTAAAATTTCTTAGATTCTATTTACTAACTTTATTTTGGTCAATAGAAACTAAGATAAGTTAGTTTTTTTTACAACAAGAGGTGACGCGTGGGTACGTTAGGAACGCGGCTTAAAATGCTTAGGAAAGAAAGAAAGCTGACTCAGGCCCAGCTTGGAAAGGCAATCGGCGTGTCCGATGTGACCGTAGGGTATTGGGAGAAGGATCAGAACCAGCCCGGAGGCTTATCTCTTACCAAACTTGCAAAATTCTTTGGTGTGTCTGAGTCTTTTATTGTATCGGGGAGAGAAGAAGGCTCTAACGTTACGTTCTCGCCTATGGGGTATAGAAAAATCCCTGTCATAAGCTGGGTGCAGGCCGGACACTGGACTTCCGCTACCGATGCTTCGAATGTTGAAGGGGCGTTAGATTACATACTCACCTCGGCCCCTCACTCAATAGGTACTTTCGCACTACTCATACGCGGTAAGTCCATGGAGCCTGATTTTAGAGAAGGAGACAGCATTATTGTCGATCCTGATTTGTACCCTAAGCCAGGCGATTACGTTGTAGCAAAAAACGGAAGTGACGAGGCGACCTTTAAAAAATACAGGTCAAGAGGAGTAACAGAAGATGGCGAGGATGCTTTTGAACTCGTCCCGCTTAACGAAGATTTTGCCACCTTGAATTCTCTTCAAGAAAACATCGAAATCATCGGTGTTGTTGTAGAGCACCGCAGGAAAATGCGTTAACAAACCCCTCCCCATGCCTACAGAACACAAAATCTAAATATTTTTAGGTTTTGTGTTGACTAAAAAGCTAAGTTATTTTAGATTTCACTTCATCAGCTTCCCGCTGAAACCACAACAAGCAATCAGTCAGGCAGAAATGGTTTTGTGATGGTGCGAAATGCAGCGTGAAAAAGCGCAACCATGGAGATCAGCAGCATGGCACACCATCGACAAAACCATTTCACAGCTAAAGGAACGGGAGAGAGCTCAGATGAACGAAGCAGCATTGAAGCACGTGATCGCACTTCTGCTTGAAGATGCGCGACGTGTACAGCAGCTGGAACCAAACGCAGGCACTGAGGCCCGCATCTGGATTGCAACTGAGGCATTAAGCGAAACTGCCTCAAACTCTGACTCACAGAAACCTCATAATCTGAATGAGGCTCCCTGTATAGATGGTTTATTTCTGTGGGAAAGGGAAAGGTTTAGCCGTTACCTCGACTGGCTGATGTCACTAGACTCGCAGCATGTAACCTCACTGACTGTTCGCGATCGTATAGTTCTTGATTATTTTCGCCCAATTCGCTGACTAATTTGAGGCTGAAATGTTCAAGTCGTTTATGAATATCTTGTCTTTGTTCCTCCGTTAATGTTTGGAGAATGGCAACTAATAAACGATTGGTGGCAGCTGATTCAATTTCAATCTGTTTCAAAATGGTCATCTAAATTTTTCCTTTTGCTGGTTGTGTGAGAACTCCAGCATACCACCTCGCCTGATGTGGCTAAAAGCAGGCAGCACTATAAAAGGAGATCACCATGTACGGTACCGCTTTATTGCCCCGCCGTGATGTGCTTCCGGGCACGCTGATCCGTTACAACGGTAAATCATGGCTGGCGTCTGCCAACGTCGATAAAGGGCTTTATGCACGGTCTGTTTTTGAGAGTGTACGTATTACCAGTGAAAAAATTGAAGTCGTTTTAAATAAACGCGGGCAACCGCAGGTTAATTAAATATCAGCACAAATATATCCCGTGGCGCATGCGTCAGGGAAATCCACATTCTGAAATCAGAAAAGGAAAATGAATTATGGCGCTTAACTTTGCCGTTGAATTAGAACCCGCAAGCATAATTGCTAATGAGAATCACCGTGTTGATTCTATTTCTGTTGCCGGTGAAATCATTGGTTATATCAGCGTGAATAAAGCTGATGACTGCACAACTGCTTTTAATGCCGCTGGCCGTATTAGCGATGAGCACTGTCCTAACTGCGCCCTGCGTACCCTGTTCGCCTGGAAAACAGGCCTGGACTATAACGCAGTACAAATCGCCTCTGATGAAAATCCGGCTGCTGTCGTTATGTCCGCAATTATCTCTGCCGCTGTAAGACACTGAGGAAACGGCCATGTCTGAACTTAAACCTTTCTTCGTATACCTGCGCGCCAAGAAAAAAGCAGGCCAGAAAGATCACGTTTTCTGGGACACGCGCGCTAATGAAAACCGCGTTATTCGCGATGCCGTTAACGCCATGGAAGACGCCGGACTCAGTGAGGAAGATTTCTTTTCCCCTGCTGTAACCAATTTCCATGTTGTTGACGATCTGCCGCCCGAGGGTGTGCTTGATTCCGCCTGGTGCGAACGCTACCAGCTTGCCAGCGACAAAATGAACTGGGAGAAAATCCCCGGCGCCGAAGGCTCAACCACTGTTGAACCCGCTGCACCAGCAACGGTTGATCCGGTCGTTGAGACTGAAACCACGCAGGCCGGCATTATTTCCCTGGAAGATTTGACCGTTGAACAGGCTGTTATCGGCGCATGGATTTTTGGTACCCAACGCGAATACACCAAAGAGGATTTAGCCGCGGTAACTGCGCTCGCGATGGATACCGACGAATCTTACCCGCAAAACCTGCTGCTGGTGGCGCGCAATACCAAAGTGATGCAGTTGCAACACGCCTACCGGTTAACGGTTGCAGAATGGGTTGAAGCGGCTAAATCCGTGTGGGTGCCCGGTACCGCCGTTCCGCAGGTTTCTGACCTGCTGAAATTCACTGGCGAATGGCTGGACGCGCATAATGATGCCGCCGCCCGCGCCCAGGGTAATGACAATCGCCGCAGTGACATTACAGCGAAATGGGCTGCCCGTATTGCTGGAAAATCTCAAACCGTGACAACTACCACTGTGACTGAGAAAACCACCAGCGGCGCCACGGCGGGCGGCGGTATCAAAACTGATCGCAATCCTGACTATGAACATACCCTGCAAACGCTGGGTATCGAAATTGCCTGCGCCCTGTTCCCTTCTGATTTCGACATTTACGAAATCCCTACGCCGATTTTCCGCAGAGCTAAGGAAATGGTCGCCGAACGTCATGAGCCATGGGCGGCATGGAATCGCGCCCTGAGCAACACGCCAGGCATCCTTGATAACTCACGCGCGGCTATCTTTGCGTTAATCCGCTCTGCGCCTGAAAACATTCACCATACCCCAGGCGAATTGCAGTACTACATCAATTCCACCCTGGCTGAAACAGACCACGCCAATCCGTCACAGGAAACGCTTGCGGCTGCTCACAGCCCGGTTAAAGCCAGTACACCAGAGCCAGAGCCTGCTACAACAGCGGTGCCCGTAGCTGACGAACCCATTAAGAATATGGGCGACGGCAAGTTTGATATTACTGCCCTTATGGCTGAAACCGTGGCGCCGCAGGTGGAAGCACCTGCACAAGTGGCAGAACCAGTAACAGCAGCGCCAGCAGAAACCGCCTCAAATGAGGGTGAAAAAACGGAAGTGGTGCCGGAAGTCACCGACATGGCCGAAACATTCCCCGCCGTGTTTGAGCCCGGCCGTTATGAAAACATCCCTAACGAGGCATACCACGCCGCCAGCGGTATCAGCAGCAGCATGGTTAAAGATGCGCGGATCAGCCTGATGTATTTCCACGGTCGCCACGTCACTGGCGTAATTCAGCGTGAAGTTACCGACGCACTGACGTTCGGCACCCTGGTGCATACGCTGGCGCTGGAACCTGAAAAGCTGGAACAGGAATTCGCTATTTTCCCTGGTATCCCCGCAGGCGCATTTACTAACACCGATTCACTTAAGGCGTTCATTCGCGAATTCAACGCGGACAGGCCGAAAGCAGAACAACTGAAACTCACCGGCAAAAAAGAAGAGTTACAGGAGGCCATTCGCGCGGTGAAACCTGATGCGATCTTTGCTGATGAATTTGAGCAACAGTGGCTTAACGACAACAGCGATAAAACCATTCTGACCGCCTCACAGATGAACCTGGCAACAGATATACGCAATGCGCTGCTGGCTCATCCGTCCGTTGCAAACCTGCTTAACCACCCGTCACGTGTCAACGAGGTGAGCTATTTCGGCATGGATGACGAAACAGGGCTGGAAGTGCGCGTGCGGCCAGACATTGAACTGGAAATAGACGGTATCCGCATTTCCGCTGACGTTAAGACCACCAGCATGGGCCGCATTAAGCAGGACTACTTACGCGCCCGCCTGCACCGTGAAATCACAGAACGCGATTACCACCTCAGCGCGGCGATGTATTCCGAGGTTGCTGGTTTCGATCAATTCTTCTGGATCTTCGTCAACAAAGACCCTGGCTACCACTGGGTAGCGGTTATTGAGGCGTCACAGGATTTGCTTGAACTGGGCTCGCTTGAATATCACCGCACCATGTCAGCTATCGCCCGCGCGTATGACACCGGGATCTGGCCTGCGCCAATTGCCGACGATTACACCGATGAATTGAATGATTTTGATTTGCGCCGTCTTGAAATGCTGCGCCCAGTTTAAGGAATAAAAATATGAACGTACAAGTTACCGCCCCTGGCGAACAGGCAGTTGTCACTAACTCAAACGTTGCGCTGTTCGATTCTCAGTACCTGCGCGCTATCAACGAATTTGCCACCGTTATGGCAAGCGGCGTTGCCACGGTACCGCAGCACTTGCAGGGTAATCCTGCTGACTGCATGGCAGTCGCAATGCAGGCTGCACAATGGCAAATGAATCCGTTTGCGGTCGCACAGAAAACCCACCTCATTAACGGCGTGCTGGGCTATGAGGCTCAGCTTGTTAACGCGGTGATCGTGCGTAGCGGCATCCTGACTACCCGTTTTGAATATGAGTGGTACGGGCCATGGGAAAAAATCATCGGCAAATTTGCCATTAAGAAAAACGACAAAGGTAAGGAATACCGCGTGCCGGATTGGCGCATGTCAGATGAGGAAGGTATTGGCATCCGCATTTCAGCCACCCTGCGCGGCGAGTCTGAACCCCGCGTGCTTGATCTGCTTCTGGCACAGGCCCGGGTAAGAAACTCAACGCTGTGGGCCGAAGACCCACGGCAGCAGTTAGCCTACCTGGGCGTTAAACGCTGGGCGCGTCTGTACTGCCCCGATGTGATTTTAGGTGTGTACACACCGGATGAACTGGAAGAACGCCACGAACGCGAGGTGTTTTCAGCGCCAGATAATCGCGTGAGCCTGGCGGCGCTTTCATCAACTGAACGGGTTATGCCTGCTGATGATGTAGCCACCGTTGAAACCAGCGAGCAGGTTAATCCGGTTGCCAACGCTGCCGAACAGTTCCGCCTCGAGATTATCAATGCAGAGTCTCCGGCTGTTGCGCAGACCCTACGCGGTGAAATTGAAAAAGCTAAAGGCAGTCTGGGTACCGCGTTATTTGTTGAATTAAAAAATCGTGCCGTTGCCCGGTACCACCAGTTAACCGCTATCGAAAAACTCAATCAGGCAATAAACGAACTGCCGAAACCTGGCGCTGATGGTGCCAGTGACGCATTCGCCGCGCTGGAACGCCTTTACACAACCAGTAAGCGCCATCTGGGCGCAGAACTGGAGGAACAGTACAGCGTCACCCTGGCCGACATGAAACCCGAATACGCCGCATAACTCGTCGGCCCCTCGGGGCCGGTTAAGGAAACAGACATGAGCAACGAATTTAGCGGCCTGAAATTTGCCAGGCGTTTTAAGCCCGACGATGGTTGCGATCACACTGCGCTGATCGTCTGGGGAATGCGCCGCCGCGCCAATATCCGTAACGGCATCAATGCACCGCGTCCGGTACCAGTAAAAGTGATTGAGGTTGAAGCCTATGACGAACGTAAGTCACCTAAAGCAAAGCGCGCAAAATCTGCTGGAAAGTCTGCCAGCGCCACAGGCGGAGCTTTTGACACTCCTGTTGGAAGCGTTCGAAAAAGAGCAGCAGCGCAGCGCTGTGCTGGCTGAGGCTGCCAGATTTGTGGCCTCGTCCGCCAACTGGATTCAGCGCGACGAAAATATCTGGGAGTGGCACGCGTCACCCCGCAAAGAATTTATGCAGGTGCTTAACAGCGCCTTAGCCCAAACGGAGATAAAACCGTGAAAAATCAGTTTAGCGGCCTGTCAGGAAAAGAGCTTGTAGCAGCCGGCCACCAGTTCGGCAAATCGCTGGATGCTGATGCGCCTCTAATCGAAATTGCCAAGTTGTTTAGCGTAATGGCTTCGCGCCTGGATTGTGCAATAGCACGTGGCGATGAATTGCAGCAGAAGCTGGATGCAGTGGCGGCGGAGAATGCGAGGTTAAAGTCTTTTATAACTAAAAATTGTTTTGTAGAAGATGATAGCTCTGATTATGGGTTTGGCGATGCGTCCATCTCAATGCCACCAACACCAGCCACCGACGCTTACAGGAACTCTGTGCGGGCGGAAGGAATCCACTTTGCCGTAAATCGTATGCTGGCTGCATGGGGGGCTGGTTTTATCGAAGCAACACCGGGTGAAGCAGCAGATGTAGCAGGTGCTGTTCTGTCAGCACTTGAGTTTTTGCCCCGAGCGCAGCCAGACGAATTAAAACGCGAATATGCCGACAAGGTGATCAGTGAGATTCGTACAGGAGAAAGTAAACAGTGAAAACTCCAGACGTTAAATCTGCTTTACATGCGCGTTTCTGTTCGCCTGAGTGGGCAATATTTTTTGAAGTGGCTGATGGTACCGGAATGAATCAGCGTCGCTGGGCCGACGCAGTGGCTATGAACATGTACCCGTCGCGTGGTATGGAAATTCATGGTTTTGAAATCAAGGTCAGCCGCAACGACTGGCTGCGCGAACTAAAAAACCCTGAAAAATCATCGACGGTTCAGCAGTTTTGTGATCGGTGGTGGATTGTAGCGCCGAAGGAGCTTATTAAGCCTGGCGAGCTTCCCCCTACGTGGGGGCATTACGACATTACCCCCGCTGGCATTATTCGCCAGATGGTGGCAGCGCCCAAGCTGGAATCAGTGCCTGTTAATAAATCATTTATGGCGGCCATGCTGCGCCGGGCAGGTGGCGTAGATGAAGCGGTAATGGCGGCGACGGTATCGCGGGAACGTGAGCAATTGGAGGCTCAATTTAATGATCGTTTGCAACGTGAGGTTGATTATCGGGCAACAAAAGCGAATTTAGCTATTGAAAAACTGGCTGAATTTGAGCGCGAAACAGGGCTTTCAATCGATGGTTATGGGGAAGTCAAAGAAGTTGCTGACGCTGTGCGCTTCATTCGCCATACGGGTGCACTAGCCACGTGGCGAGGGCTGGAAGGTTTAGCCAGCGAGGCTGAGCGCTTTTCAGCTAAAGTGCGCGAATTCACAAGCGCTAACACGCCCCCTAATGAAAATCACGGGGGTGGACTATGAGACACGTCACCGCCACCGAAGTGATGATCGCACACAACGATCAGTTAGCGCGGGATCCGCGGCACCTGAAACGCCTCATGGAATTCTGGCCGCGTGAAAATATTGTGCACTGCATGGCGAAATTACTTCTGGAAGAAATCGAGCGTAAAAATGCTAAAGAGGAACCATGAAATATAAATTTTCTCTTAGCCTGGCGGTGCGCAAGTTGTGCCGCCGCCAAGGCCTTTACCTGAGTCAATTTTCAGAACGTGCGGCTATTTCAAAATCGACGCTTCAGGATGCAATGAAAACCAACTCACCCAGGCTTGAAACCTGTGAACGTTGTGCGGCGGGCTTTGGCCTGACACTGGCAGAATTTATTGCGGAGGGTTATCCCAGCGCGGCAGGCATTACCCGTTCAACTCTCGCCCGTAAGGAGGCCAGATGAGCCGGACAATTAAACTACAGGACTGGGCTAAGGAAGAATTTGACGAGCCGGTACCAAGCCTGCCCTCTCTCCTGCGATATGCCAAGAATGGCATGATATCGCCGCAGCCAGTGAAGGCCGGCCGTTGCTGGCGCGTCGAGCGTAACGCCCGGTTTATCGGGCTTACCACTAAACCAGTTATTAAAAAAACAGATGATCAAAGGTTGAAAAGGATTCTGGAAGATGGCTCGCCCACGTAAATACAATGTAACCATTCCGGGGCTGTCGTGTTACACGGATGCCAGAACGAAGCGCGTTTACTGGCGCTATAAGCACCCGGTCACAGGAAAGTTTCACGGTCTTGGAACCGATGAAGCAGAGGCAAAAGCTATTGCAGTTGAGGCGAATCAGCGCCTCGCTCAAAGGCAGGTTCAGCAGTTGTTAAAGGTGAGGGATGAGATAAGTAAAGCCCATGGAAAAGGCATCAGCGTCACAGCCTGGGTTGAAAGGTATACATCTTATCAGCAGGAGCGTCTCAAAACTGGGGAAATAAAGATAAATACTTTTAAGCAGAAATCCGCACCTCTCAAAGCCTTTGTTGCTGCTTATGGCACCAAAAACATCGAAGAGATTAGCGTTCGCGATGTAGCGATACTGCTTGATGATTACAAAGAGCGCGGGCAAAACCGTATGGCTCAGATAGTTCGCATGGTTTTGATTGACCTCTACAAAGAGGCGCAGCACGCCGGTGAGGTGCAGCCTGGTTTCAATCCTGCCGACGCAACCAGAATGCCGAAAAATAAAGTGAAGCGTGAGCGATTAACTTTCTCTGAATGGCAGCAAATATTTTCTTCCGCTGAAGAAATGCCAAGCTATGTTCAGAACTCGATGCTCCTGGCTCTCATCACAGGTCAGAGGCTGGGAGACATTGCCAATATGAAATTTTCCGACATTTGGGATGGATTGCTTCATGTTGAGCAAAGCAAAACAGGGGCAAAGCTTGCCATTCCGCTTGCGTTGAAGTGCAACATTCTCAACATGACTCTTGAGGATGTAGTTAACCGTTGCAGGGACAGGGTTCTGAGCAAGCACCTCATTCACCATTTCCGAAGCACATCACAGGCCGTAAGGGGTGCCAGGGTGAAGGACAATACGATCACTTCTTCATTTTCCGCTGCCAGGGATAAATCTGGATTGGTATGGAAAAATGGCACGCCTCCGACTTTCCACGAGCAGCGGTCATTATCGGAAAGACTCTATCGTGAACAGGGGATTGATACTCAGCGACTACTTGGACACAAAAATCAGTCTCAGACAGATAAATACCACGATGACCGGGGCAAAGAATGGACGGTAATTGCTGTATAA